TCTTTGAGCAAACGGCTGTACAAATCGTAACTGCGCTCGCCTTGACTGGTTCGTTCTAGAACCATGGGTACCAAATTTGGCATACAACTCCTTGTTTAAAACAAGTTTAATTGTAGCAGGATTTTAGCACTTTGTAAAGTCGTTAGCACAGACTGGTGCAAACAACAGTAATTTTGGAAAAACTAGATCGGAAGAAACTAAGCAAAAAATATCCGAAAGCGTCAGGCGCCGTCATGCAGAACGTATTAGCAACGAGAAAAATCTTGATGCTTGAACCAACGTTTTTGCCCAAAGCTTATTTTTAATTTTAAATCGTAGTGCTCGAACCGTTCGCGCCAGGCATAGAAACTAGGACCGTGCGCACCTGAGTTTTGGTATATGTCTCTGCCGTGGAGTTCTATGTGATGCCAGCGATCTATGTCCCATTGATATTGGTGAACCATTTCATGAGCCAAGGTGTTCAAGAACCATTGGGGGCAAAACCATTTGTCCATGAGTCTAATGGTGCACCAGGATCCTGTTTCTTGTTCTTCGTTCAGCCAGTGACAATAACCCCATGCACGTCTGATTGTGCCTTTGGTTATAACAGGTCTTGTCAACACATCATCGAATATGTATTTGTTGATGATGTTGTAGGAGTACACAATGTCCTCGTCGGTGGGACGAAAACTCTTGCGCCGTTGATAGGTTATACCAGGTAGTTCCTGCGACATTATTCTGCGCAACGGATTGGGTCTTGCCATAAAATACCCCTTGTGTTCTTAGATATTTATATCTTACGCACAAAGCAAAAACGGCACTATAAGTGCCGTTTTCTGGGTAGTTAATTACCTATTACTTGCCAGCTTTGGTCATTGCTTTTTGAGTGGCAGTGTATGCGTTCATTACGCCTTCACCAAACTTGGCATAATCAAATTTCATAGCATTTTGCATGGCTTTGGTTGATTCTGTGGCCAATGTTGTGAATGTGTCCATACCAACTTTGGCGGCTTTTTTAGTGTATTCGGCTTGTGCATCAATGAACTCATTCATTGCTGTGGCCGCTGTTTCGTTCTGGACAAAAGTCTTAACGAATTGTTTTTTACCGTTTTGTACGGCATCGATTGTTGCATCTACTGTAAACATAGTTTTCTCCTTAATAAGCAAGTTTACCAATAAGACCCGCCGGATGCGGCATCTTACATTTCTATTATACATTTATTTATGCGGCACTGCAACATTTTTTTAGTACTTTATTAGTGTTTGGTCACTAAACTTTTTTAACCGTGGCAAGCTCAAAGTAGTAAATACATAACATTCAAACTTGCAAGGAGAATCGAATGGAAATTATTGTATTATTATTTTTAGTTGCAGTTGGTCTAGCCTGGTATTACAATGCCAAGCGCGACGTGCCTGCGGACTTGGTCAAGAAAGACCAAGAAGATGCACCTTATAAGGTCGAGGCACCAAAAGCAGAAGAAATGCCAATTGGCACAGAAGCTGTGATGGTTGCACCAAACGCAGTTGTACCAGCAGAGGTAGTACCTGCCAAAAAGCCGGCCGCTAAGAAAGCACCTGCTAAGAAAGCACCTGCCAAGACCACAGCCGCTAAGAAAACTGTCAAGAAAAAGACAGCTTAATTAGTTTTGTAGTTGACAAATGAGGGCTTCGGCCCTCATCCTACGAGTCCTTGTTGCAGAGCAAGATCTGCCAGTGCAAAACTAGAAAGGTTCTTGCCCTTGCTTTCGCACATGATGTCGGCCCAGGCACAATGTGTTATGGCCCAGTCATTCACAGCTTCATTCCAGTAAAAGTCCGAATGTGCTCTAAGTTTGCCTTTTTTGTAGCCGGTTTCCATCAACGGAACAAGAGCGGGGCGTTGTGATCCGGAATGTCCTTCAAGTACATCTTCACGGCTGACGGAATAATGTACAACAGGACGCATACCGCGCCAACTATCAATAACTTTTTTAATACGTTCATCATTGTTTTCAATGTATTCTCCTGTTTTGATCCAGTGGTGATGTAGGTCCAAGACCAGAGCACAGTCCCGGGCCAATTCAAGACTGGAGTCAATGCCCCAGGTCATTTCGTCGTTTTCGATGGTGATGCAATTACGTGCTTCGGGGCTGAGACGTTGCAGTGCAGATCGAATGCCTGCAGGGCCACGCTTGCCTGAGATGTGTACGTTGATCTTAAAGTCTTGAAACGATTTACCATAGCCCATCCAACGAACTAGATCTGCATGATACTCGAATTCTTCAATGCTTCGACCCACAATCTCATTGCTTTCGCTGGCCAGCACACAGAACTGACCAGGATGGAAACTTAGTCGCACACCCAGTCTACGTGCGGCTTCGCCCACGGGTGCAAAGATCTTTGCACAATGGTCTTGAATCTCTGCTCGTTGCCACCAAGTTTTCCAGTCTGGTTCAGTGTAGCCTTGTAGCAGTTCACTGCCCAGTCGTACCATGCGTAGGTGTTGTGGCAAACTGCCCACACGTTCTACCATCAGCAGGGCGGCACGAGCATTGTGATTCATAATGTCCCACTGACGCTGTTCGGCTTCACTTTTGTGTTCACGAAGCCAGCGCATGGTGGTACTTCGCCCGTTGAGATCTCGATCTACTGCGTTTACTTTCATGCCGCCACATTCGGACGGGTCATTGAGCCATTTACAAGCAAAACCAATACGTTTAATCATATAATAAAAAAGGCATGTGTGAACATGCCTTATTATACACAATTAGTGCCAAATGGTCAAGCTGTGATTGTACCGAATTGAGCCCAACGTGCGCCGCCCAAGCTGACCCATCCAATTGCATCACCCATGGCAGGATTGCTGTTCCAAACAATGGTGCCTTTTGGCGCATCTTCGCTGGGCACAGCTGGACTGCTGGTGTGTCTAACTCCATTTAGGTGCAATGTGGCCACACTCACACTGCCATCTGGGTTTAGTACAAGATTGTAATTCTTGTTCGAACTTAGAATCACACGTTGATTTTTTGGAGATCCAATGATGGCTGTGTTTTGCTCTTGCTTGCCAATTTGGATTTCAACTTCTTGGTCCCAGATATCCACCACAGTCTCGGGATCCATGGTGTTGATGCCTAGACGATTGTTACTGACATAAACGGTTTCGTCTAGTAGAGTTTCGCCAATGACCTGCAATTCTTTCAATGCACCAACCTTTTGTAGGTTGCTGTTCAAAATAGTAGGAGCCAAGGTATTGTCTTTGATCAGGCGTTGACCTTGATAGACAAACACGCTGGGATCTAGGCCTTCTGTGCTGATACGATCAAATATTTTGTTGCCAAAGTCATCAAACATGCCACTCTTTAGTTCGCCTTGAATTGCTTCAATGCTGATGGCTTTTAATTCAGCAAATAATTGGGTTGTGTTTTTCAGTGTGCCTGTCAGGCTTAGGTCGCCTTCAATGACAGCATCACCGGCTATGTGCAATTCTTTGGCCACTAGGTTGTTTTCGAACACAGTGGCATTGTCCATGATGGTGACCTGTGTGCTGTCTGCCTTGTCCTGGATGCCTGTGCTTTCGAAGTTACGAATAATACCCGCGGCAATTTGGTCTGCTTTGATAAACAAGCCATCTGGGTTGATTGCATTTCCTTTGATGCTACGGTCTGGAAAGTTGTAAGTTTTGGTATTGGCATTCAACACACTAGAAATGTGTTCACGTACCAGCGTAGGAACATCAAGCCTGTTCAGCGATAGTGTAATATTGTCAACAACAGTTTTTTGCACCTGTTTTTTGAGCTGTGACATAAAGTCATCGGTGATGGCCTTGATCAGCTGGTTGGTTGTATCATTGATAGATTCCATAGTATCCTCAGAATTTAATTGTTATAACATGTTCATAATTTTTCTTTATAACACTCTTGTACATGAGGTTTTTATGAACATAAAAGTTGCTAGCGCCGGCATCTAAACTAAACTTTGCCAGTTGTTTAAAATACATATTTCTACGAGCAAAAGGTCCAAACATTTCGCTGTTGTTGTCAGTGACCACGTAGGTTTTACTGGTGCTGGCATTTTTATCCTTGATGTCGTAGTCGTAGTGCTCAAGGAAAATTTTATTAGAGTCTGTGCCTCTAATCATAATTGGTTGACTGAATTCTCTGTCTTTGAAGTCTTGATTCTTATAGTCACGCAAGGTGGTAATGATAAGATCTTTGGCCACACGGCTAAGTTCGTCTACTAGGTCGCGCTGAGCTTGATCACTGTCAGCAAATGTAAAATATTCATCTGCGGCCACAACAACACGGTATTTCTTCTTTGATGTTGCCAAATCTTCTGCGCTGACATGGGTAAATTTGCAATCCTGTGATTCAAGATACTTGAGAGCTTGATCACTTACATTGGCGATTGCAAAAGGTGTGCGATCCAAGGCCAGGCACCATGGCCCAAATCCTACAAATAATATGTCGGTGTTTGGTAAACCATAGTGGTCAAGCACATCTTCTAATAGATCACGTTTTTTATTAACTACGTCAAATGACTTGGGGTTGCTGGAAAAACCGTCTAAAAGAATGTCGCTGTATTGTATAAATGAACTCATGTTGTTGTTGTTATGCTAAAACTCTAAGTATTTATGAGTCCTAGCTTGTACTACAACCATCGAGTCATACCCTGGAATTAATACGTTCTAGTATGGTTTCGTAAAAGGTGTCTAGCTGGCCGCCAAATTTTCCAGTTAGGTGTTCAATCAGCGCCAGACAGACTAGATAATCTTTTTTGTTGAGATTATCTATTAGACGTTGATGCAACTGTGCATAATGCCGCACTGCAGTCATATTCAAAGATGTTAAATCTTCCCAGGGAATGGCACAAAAACATCCTACTGGTCGACCATCGGCTTCCAGCGTTTCGAGGTCTAGTACTAGATACCTATCTCGAAGTAGGTCAGCATTGTGTCTACCAAAGATTATGTGCATCAGCGTTCAAACCTAGGGCGAACACCTTGCTGCCGATAGATCTCTTGTACGCCCATGGCCTGATAACAGCAGTCCATCAGTGCATTGTGAGCACCTTGTCTGTTCTTGTCGCGAGGATCTCCATGTACGCCAAACAGAGTGCGACTATCGCGTATCTGCCAAAACTGCCATGGTGTTGGAACGCCCAATTGTCTATATAGGTCTTCTAGGATGACAATGTCAAATGCTGGGCCTTGGCACCAAATTTGATCTGCTCCCACCAAGAATTTGTTGATGCGCTTGACAAAAAGGTCCAATGACAGTCGATCACTTTCCCCAAGAGCAGCTTCTTGTACTTCTGGTGGTTGCGTGGCCCACCAGTTCAATGTTTCTTCTTGAACATCACGACCAATGGCTGTTTGTCCGTCAACATCTACCTTGACGTCCATGCCCTTGTCGACATCGATAAACGATGAGTAAGGGTCAAATTTAACAGCACCCATGGAAAGGATGACTGCATTGGGTTTAGTACTTAGGGTTTCTAAGTCCAACATTACGTCCATTATTTCACCATTGAGATTTGTTGTTTGACAGTTTTGGCCATTTCAGCATCGGCAATGCGTTTGCGCAGGCTGCTACTACTAAATGAATGGTCTCTTTTATTGAAAATGTGTTCAATTTGTCTACCTACACCTTCGCTACGACCGGTAAAGTTTGTATCATTGTATTCTTCACCTAGTATACGCACATCAATGGGCAATGTCAAGATCAAATCAATCAAATCTTGTTCAGTGCTGTAGACAACAATTTCATCGACAAATCGACAAGCACCCAGTGTCAATTGTCGTTCAACAATGCTTTGAACTGGCTTGTTCTTGGTATCCGGACGATCAATTGTGGGATCTGTTTGCAGTCCGCAAATTAGGTAATCACAATGATTCTTGGCTTCTGCCAGCATGGCAACATGGCCAGCATGTAGAAGATCGAATGTACTAAATGTAATGCCAATTTTCTTACCTTGGTCTTTGAGTTCTTTGATGTGATTGAAAATCATAATGGTTCACTTCCGTTTTTAAAAGGCCACTTGGCCGCTTCGTGTTTAAATTCTTCTAGGTTGGGGCGTTTTTTTAATTTGACATGCTCTTTGATGATGGTGCCATCGTGTTTGCACAGGCTAACTTGGAATGGACCATAGATATGCACAGCAGAGTCTTCTTCCTGCCATTCATGTTCGCTATCATAGAGCCAACCTGCACTGCCTTCATAGTAAAGTTCTTTAATTTCTTGTTGTTCAAGTTCTGGAATGTCATCACTGAATTCCCATTCAATGTTAACGCTGTCTTCGAATTCTGAGCCCCAACCACAGTCGGTTTTGGCATAGGCAACAGGATCACCTTCCCAGGGAAGATTGCAGTCCATGTCTTCTTCAATAAAGCCTTGTCCCCAACGATATGTTTCGTCCAGATTAAACCAGCTGGTAGTACCATCTGGATTATTACGATACATTTCTACATGCCAGACAATGCTTTTCTTTTCAAGAGGTTTAATTAGATATACTCGACTCATTACTCAACTCCGAAATGTTTTAATACCTTCAGATCCTGCTCATACTCTGTTTGATATCCATCGTCATTGAATGCTCGAATACATTCTCTCACAATCAACTCGGCAAACTTCTCGTGGTCAAAGTTGCTGTATGGATTATAACATTCTAGCGCAATTTGTTTGACACGCTCATTCATTCGTCATCCCCTACAAAGTCAATGACATTGCCATCTTCATCCGCACAAATAATGCGTACATTACCCGATTCGTCTTCAATTTCTAAAGGGCCCCATACCCAGCACTCGGTGTCACTTAGGTACCAATCTCCGTCACCATCTTCTTCTAGTGCGTAGGCACCCTCGTCGTTGATGAGTTCGAGCAAGCGTTCTTCTTCGTTTTCGTCGTCGAAGTCTTCAAACTCAATGTCGCTCCAACAACCGCCATCAAACATTTCCACCATTTCGGTACTATCAATGTTGTCGCCTTGGAGACTAAACAAATCCAGACTATCTGTTTTACCGTCGCCACCGGGTACTTGATCAAATTGAATATCCGGAAATTCGTCATCTGTGGTTTCGATGGTAAATTCTGCACTACGGAATCCATCACGTACAATGACTTTGCCATTGTGTTTGCGATTGTAAAAGTATTCAATCTGTTCGCAAGATTTTTTATAATGCGTTCTAATGGTCCAGGTTGCCATATTATACTCCTTAACAAGTTGGTTGTTAGTAGTTTACACTATTTCTTCGACAATGCCAAGTATTTCGGCAAGAATCAAACAGATTCCGGCCAACATTAAACTTTGGGGCCAAATCAGTGAGATTCCTGCGGCAATACGCACTGCGCTTTTTACCAGGCTGACGTAAAAGTGACCCAGACTAGGATCTTTGGGTTGAATTTCCATTTGATTTACCACCGCAATCACAGCGGCGTCCTTGATAACAATTTTGGTTACAGTGGGGATTTGGTTTAACGGATTCTTTAAACCAACGGATGATTTGTTCAAGCATTATTCTGCTTCTAGTTTGACTTGTAAAGGAAACCCATGACTGCGGGCAAGAATGGTAACTTCAATGCCTTTTTGCTCTGCAAGTTCATAAGGCATGACTGCAACAACAGCACTTCCTTCTTCGTGAATTTTTTCTGCAATTCCTGTGGCACGTTCTCTGTCTAGGTCGAATATGCTGATTAGACTTTCTACAACAAATTCCATGGTGGTAGTTTCATCGTTGATGTAAATCACGCGAAACATACCTGGCTCTTTGATATCTAATCTAGGCTCAATTTTGGGTTTGATAATAGTGTCGGTTGATGCTGTCATAATACTCTTTTAAAAATGCGGAAGTTGCCTTCCGCATTGTATTTAATTACTTTTGTGCTGTAATAGCGATTTTACGAGGTTTGAGTGCCTCGGGTATTTCGCGTTCCAGTTTGATGGTTAACATACCGTTCATGATGATGGCATCCTTGACGATGATGTGATCTCCCAGCGGAATGGTGCGCTTAAAACTGCGAGTACTGATACCTTTGTAGATATAAGTTACTTCGTCGGGTTTACTGGACTTTTCGCCGGTGATAGTAAGGTTATTCCCCTCCACACCAATGTCAATTTCGTCGATCGAGAAACCAGCAACTGCAATTTCTAGTGCATAGTTATTGGCATCGTACTTGACAATGTTATAGGGGGGATAATTCACACTGTTATTGTTCAGCTGTTCGTGACTACGTGCCAACTGTTCAAAGATTTCATCAAATCCCACAGTGAAACGAGTGAGAGGTGAAAAGTCAATTCGACCAATTGTTAGTTGTTGCGTCATGGCTTGCTCTCCGGTTTAACTTCTTTGGCATCCACATCAACCGGTGCATCTTTGTCAACAGTCTCTGTTGACGGTTGAGGTGTTGGCTGAGATTCAGCTGCCATTGCTTTGTCGTTCAACGGGCCAAAGACTTTGAACATTGCTTCTAACTTGGCACTGATGGCATCAACATCCGTGCCTTTAACAGCTTCTTTCAACTCTGTTATGCTGGTTTCAATGGCAGATTTTTCTTCTGCACTAAGTTGGTCACCGTGTTTTTCCATCTTGCCTTCGATGTCATTGATGAGGCCTTCGGCAGAGTTCTTTCTTTCGATCAACTCCAATGCTTTTTTATCAGCTTCTGCATTGTCCTCAGCATCTTTGATCATGGCTTGAATTTCAGCTTCACTTAGCCCGCTGTTGGCTTTGATGGTGATCTTGTTTTCTTTGCCGGTGCCTTTGTCTGCGGCCTTGACACTGAGAATACCATTGGCATCAATGTCAAAGGTAACTTCAATTTGTGGCTGGCCACGACGTGCTGGAGGAATACCTTCCAGGTTGAACTCGCCCAACAACTTGTTGTAGTTGGCCATTTCACGCTCGCCTTGGAATACCTTGATGGTAACAACAGGTTGATTGTCATCGGCAGTGGAGAAAACTTGACTATGCTTGGTAGGAATAGTGGTATTCTTTTGAATCATCTTGGTCATGACTCCACCCATGGTTTCAATGCCCAGGCTCAGCGGAGTAACGTCTAACAACAATACATCAGTACGGTCTCCACTCAACACGCTACCATGTAGCGCGGCACCTGCGGCCACTGCTTCGTCTGGGTTGACGTCTTTGCGTGGTGCTTTGCCAAACAGCTTTTCCACTGTTTCCTGCACCTTGGGCATACGTGTCATACCACCTACTAGGATAACTTCGTCGATGTCACTGGCGCTTACACCAGCATCCTTCATGGCCTGTTGGCAAGGTTGGATGCTACGCTGTACCAATTCATCCACTAGACTTTCTAGTTTGGCGCGACTCAGCTTGATGTTCATGTGCTTTGGGCCTGTGGCATCAGCTGTGATGTAAGGCAAGTTGACATCTGTTTGCGCACTGCTACTCAATTCAATTTTGGCTTTTTCGGCAGCTTCTTTTAATCTCTGCAAGGACAAGGTGTCGTTCTTGAGATCAATGCCATTGTCCTTCTTGAACTCGTCGATCAAGAAATCCATGATACGCTGGTCAAAGTCTTCACCACCTAGGAATGTGTCTCCGTTGGTGCTTAGTACTTCAATCTGTTTATCGCCTTCCACATGCGCGATTTCGATGATCGATACGTCGAAAGTACCGCCTCCAAGATCGTAAACAGCAATTTTGCGATCTCTTTTGTCAGTTTTATCAACGCCATAAGCAAGAGCTGCCGCAGTAGGCTCATTAATAATACGGAGTACTTCCAGGCCGGCAATTTTGCCAGCGTCCTTAGTCGCTTGTCTTTGGCTGTCGTTAAAATATGCAGGAACTGTGATAACCGCTTGAGTAACTGTTGTACCAAGATAATCCTCCGCTGTTTTTTTCATTTTACGTAGCACTTCTGCACTGATCTGTGGAGGTGCTAGTTTCTCGTCTTTGGCTTCAATCCATGCATCGCCATTGTCTGCCTTGACGATTCGGTAAGGCATGAGATCAATGTCTTTTTGCACAGCTTCTTCGATGAACTTGCGTCCAATCAATCGCTTGGCTGCATAGATTGTGTTTTTTGGATTTGTAACTGCTTGACGTTTGGCACTGGCACCTACTAGGATTTCGCTGCCTGTGTAGGCAACAATACTAGGCGTGGTACGTGCACCTTCGCTGTTTTCAATTACTTTGGGAACGCCGTTTTCAATCACGGCAACGCATGAATTTGTGGTACCTAAATCGATACCGATGATTTTGCTCATTGTTTTCTCCTTTGTTAAGCAAGAATTTGTAAAGCCCGGATGGCACCTTACAAAATTATTTATACCTGATCTATTGAATTTTACGAATTATTTCTTCAGTTATTTCAATGGTTTTTTCACCTGACTTTTTAATACTTTCGATGTTGAAAAGATAAGGTTGTAGTACATTTTCCAATATGCCCTTTAACGCACGGGCACCGCTTTGCATTTCTAATGCCTGCTCTGCTATGGCCACTATGGCACTGTCAGTGAACTTTAATTCAATGTTGTCTATGTCAAAGTAAAACTGCATTTGTTTGATCAAATTGTTTTTGGGTTCTACTAGAATACGCACCATGCTGTCTAAGTCCAATTCTTCAACGTGTGTGATAACAGGAAAACGTCCAGTGAATTCAGGAATCATACCAAATTTGATAAAATCTTCTTGTCTGAACTTGCCACGGTCTACTTCCGTTTTGTCTGGATTGCCTGTGAATCCCATTGCACTTTTGCTATTATTACGCTGAACAATGATTTTGTCAAGTTCTGCAAATGCACCCGCGGCAATGAACAAGATATCTCGAGTATCAACTTCCACAGTGTCGCTGGCAACGTTCTTTCGATTAGTGCCAATTTTAACATGACATTTGGTGCCTTCTACCAGTTTAAGCAGGGCCTGTTGCACACCTTCTCCGCTGACATCTCGAACCAAGGGACTTTCACTGCGTCGTGCAATCTTATCCACTTCGTCAATGAACACAATGCCTTGCTCACATCTGCTGACATCGTAGTCAGCTTCGGCCAGCAATCTTCCAATCAAACTTTCTACATCTTCACCTACATAACCAGCTTCGGTCAGTGTGGTTGCATCTGCGATCACAAACGGCACTTTTAGGTAATTGGCTATCTTACGTGCCAGCATGGTTTTGCCCGACCCAGTGGGCCCAAATATCAATATATTGCTTTTTTCAACTTCGTTTTGCGGTTTGAAATATATACGCTTGTAATGATTTACAATGGCCACACTCAAGGTAATCTTTGCCGCATCTTGTCCAATGATGTGAGAGTCCAAATAACGCTTGACCTTGACTGGATCCAATACTCCATTGAGTTTCTTTTCCTTTTTAAGGTCGTCGTTCTTTTCTTTGTTGAGTATGTTGGCGCACAGCTCAATGCATTCATCGCAGATTCCTGCATCGTTGGCCACAATGAGTTTATTAACTTCATTACGACTTTTGCTACAGAAATTACAATATACAGGGTGTGGTACTTTGAGAGTATCAGCCATTTTTTGCTAGAAAATCCATCAC